CTCGAAATATGTGGCATTCCCGTTGCTCTTTGGGGCAATGGTTTTTGCCGTCTGCGTCCTCCACCGCTACCACTGGTCAACCGCAATAAACGAAGCGAGAGCCAACGCTGTGATGGCAATCGAGCAGGATCGGGCACACCTGATGACCGAGTCTCTTGCCCTTGAATCACAGGCACTGGTGGAGAATGAAAAGCTGGAGCACTTTAAGCGCAAAGTCATTCTCGAGGAAAAATACGTGCAGGCTGTCGAGGAGTTTGCGCGCGTCAAACAGCGTGGGCTGGCGGCTATCAACGGCATCACTGACCCTGAGGTGCGTCAGGAGCTATTCCAGTCGATCGGCAGGACTGCCACGCTCGCACCCGTGGCAAAACGGATTGGTATGGCTCCCAGTGCCACTGACCCAAAAGACCCAGCCCCGACCGAGTAGGCGGGGCGCACGAAGCGATGTCATTCAGTAACAATCCTGACCAATACGCCGGTCAGGATCTGCCACACGTGGGAGGTGACGATGAAGCAGGACAAATTCGGGTGGGATCCGCAAGCGCGGTTTACTCTGGTGATAGTAGCGATCGGGCTGCTGGCTTTGATCATTCAGCGACTGATGGCGCGGTGACTGCCACACGTGGCGGAGCGGATGTTGCCACAGGTGGCAATGAGCCTGTAGCAACGCTTGCCACCGACCCGGAACCGCTTGCAGATCAACAGGATAACTCTGTGGCAATAGCCTTGCCTCCGGACGATGCGAGGCTTACCATTGATCACGTCACGGCCAGTAAAAACACCGTGGCAATTCGGCTGAGGTGGTCAGAGAAGCGCGACGACGGCAGCAGTCATCGCAAAGCGATCTACCTGCAGCGTTTGCACCTGCCAGTATTTGAGGCAATTTATGGAGGAGATTATGACAGTTTCAAGAAAAGCATCATCGAGCAGTGGCAAAACGGCGGCCAGTAACAGACTGGACAAACGCGAACCATACGGGCCAATTTCCCACACGTGGGAGATACCTGGGGCACTCTACGAGATCCGGCAGCTGGCCTATGACGACGACTGCGACCGCATCAGGCCGCTGATTGAGTCCATCATCCGGGTGTCACAGGCTGACCCGGCGGCGTGGCAACAGATCAAAAATGCAGTGCCACACGTGGCAGCGGCGGTGGCATAGACTATGGCAGACCAGATATCAAACAAACTCATCGTGGCAGGTTTTGCTCTCATCGATCAGAACCTGCCCGTTTTCACATCAGCAGCGTGGGAAGACCATGTGCAAGCGTGGTATGACGCCGAGAGGGAAGTCACGGAGCGGCGGTGGCAACAGGCGGCAATATGCGCCTCAATCGTCACGCATTACGGGGAAGGGGCGATTCAGGAGTTCGCCGCTTCGGTGGGTTGCCACTATCAGCGAGTCTACGAATATCGCCGCGCTTATCAGCTTGCCACACGATTCTCCGATCGGCCGGAAAACCTTGAGTTCACTCATTTTGTTGTGGCATCCTCAAGCCCGAACGCCGAGCAACTCATCGAGCAGGCGGCAGAACAGAGCCTGACGACTCGCCAGCTTCGACGGCTGGTATCGGAGGAGTCCGCCCCGGCCATTGACGCTTCCCTTCCCGCGATTTCTCACGATCCACACGTGGCGACTCTGTGGGGCGCATACGTGGCAGCAGGTAGCGCACTGGCGGCAGTCGTGCCACTGACAGCGACGGCGATCAGCTACGCTAATGAAGAGGTGCGGTACATCCTTGAGCTTCCCGAACAGTCAGTCCAAGAGCGCATCGTTCAGACGATCTCTCAGGGATACACCGAGGCTGACGCGATAGCCAAAGCCATCAACCAAGACCGTGATCGAGTGTTCGTCTGGCTTTCGCGACTGGTCGAACAGGGTGTGTTGACGATCCGAGAGCAGACCCTCGAGGAGCGCGCGCCGGGGGCACGGGGGCCAGCCCGGCCTTACTACGAAATCGCATAGATAAACTGGAGGACGAAATGGATCAGGACACGGAAATTAAAACATATGGTAGCGTGGAACTTGAGGAGCGGTGGGGCAGCGATAAGGACATCGCCCGACGTGCGCGCGTCTCGACCGGCTCGGAAAATAAGGGCAGGCTCAAAGATCGGCGGCTGCTCAGGACGCTGATCGAGAATGACCACGGCTCCCCCCTCGAGCTGGCTGGCATCGTCTACCGGCTGCGGATGCCCTTGTATTTGGTGGCACAGATGCAGCGTCACCGGATGGCCAGCTACTCCCAGCGATCCGGACGATATGTCGAGATGGTATTGACGTTTCGCCGCCCCCACACGTGGCGCAAACAGGGTGATAGCAATCGCCAGGTATCCGCGGGGCCGATCGACGATCAGGTATCGGCGACCAATCTATTTGCTGACGCCATCGCCGAGGCCACACACGCTTACACGCGACTGCTCGAGATGGGAGTGAGCAGAGAGCAGGCGCGCATCGTGCTACCGCAATGCACGGAGACTGAACTGTACGCGCAGTTCAATCTCCGATCACTGATGAACTTCTTACGCCTTCGCACGGCTCCCGACGCGCAAGGCGAAATGCGCACTTACGCAAACGCAATGGAGATGATCTTTGCCACGCAGTTTCCGTTGACATATCAGATTTATCGACTGGCGCAAAGTGTCGATGCTGACCTTGCCGATAATCGCCGCGAATTGTGGCACAGTGGCATCGTCGATATTGAAAACGGCGAAGGCGCGTGAATTGCAAAAAAGTTTTTTCCCTGATAGTGTAGCTATTAGACGACTACGCGGTCGTGCTTTGATGATACTCCTTGGACGACGACCTCTTGTGGGTCGTCTTTTTTTTTTGGCAACGGAGACACTGAAGATGAACAACAACGGAATATCAATCTGGATTAAAGGCCTTGTGGCCGCCATCGTTGGTGGTGCCGCAAACGCGATCACGGTTATCGTGGTCGATCCGATTAATTTCAATTTGGCGGAGGGTATCGGTAAGGTGGCGCAGGTGGCAACCGTCGGCGCGATCCTTGCTGCCGCGGCATACCTGAAGCAGTCACCGATCCCGGAGGAGGTGAAGTAATGCGAATACTCCTCCTAACTGTTATCTTGGGGCTGTGCTTGGCCGGCGCGGGATGTTCAAACGACGGCAAGCAGTTTGCCGCCACAACTGACAGGATCGCCGGATACGTCTCGACAGGTCTAACAATAGTTGAGCAGCAGACCTCAACCGGCCTGATGTCCCGTGATACCGGCGCGGCCATCGTCGTCGCGCTGCGATCGGTCAACACGCTCAATGCTCAGGTAATACTTGAAGGGCAGCGATACGTTGATCCAAACACTGGCAAGATCAACCTGACGGCTGACGGCAAGGTAAAGCTGCTCGACATCCTTAACAGCTCGACTCAGATTGCCGCAACATTGACGCAGGATGACCGCATTCTAAAACTCTCACAGACTCAGCGCGAACAGATACTTGGGATCATCGGCGGCATCAACGCCACAACTGGCAGCCTGATTCAGCTGGTCAAGGCTGCAAAGGAAAAACGATGAACTTCATCAACCTTCTCAACAACCTGCCTTCGCTCATCCTGCTGATCACTACTGAGATCCTCAAAGAGTCTCAGCGAACAGGCAAAACGCCTCAAGAGCTGCTCGACGCGGCAGGCATCCAGACAAACATCAACGAAGCCACAGCCGCTGAACTGCTTAACCGGCTACAGCTCAACAATACAATGGACAAGTAACAGCGACATCCCCGGCATACGGGGTGTCTACTCGCAGGCGTAGAGCCTCGCGCCGGGGAGATGCGAGACCAGACACCCCACCAACAAAGGCTTTTATGATCCCCGAGAAAGTGACCCCGATGGAGAAAGAATATGTGGACGTAACAGTCAGTAGTATCATTGCGCTGATGGGTGGGTGGCTGCTCAAGTCGTTTTTCACTCCATCGCGGAAAGAGGTTGACGAGATCCGGCAGGAGATGCGGCACCTTGTCACGACTCGCGCATTCGACAAAGAGTTAAATGGCATACAGGCAAGGCTTGACCGCATCGAGGACAAGATCGACAAGATCATTGATAAGTGACAGTTATGACAACAAAGAAGAAGGCTACGAAATCAAAGGTCAGTAAGCACCGCTCCCCGGTGCGACCATCCAATGAGCGTGTAGACGATGAAAAGCTGAAACAGGCTTTGCAAGAGTCAAACGGAAATATCTCACATGCTGCCCGTGTCATGGGCATCTCACGCAACGCGATTCATCAGCACGTCAACGCCAATCCTGAGCTGAAGCAGATCCTCGACGACTCCCGGCAGACGATGCTGGATGAAGCCGAGAACGCGCTGCTGTCGGCTGTGCGCGAGAAGCAAGGCTGGGCCGTATGCTTTACCCTTAAAACAATTGGTCAAGAGCGCGGATATATCGAGCGCGCCGACCAGAGCCACTCCGGAACCGTCGAGGTAATCATCAGACGTGCAGACCGCAAGTAAGACAATTGAACTGATATTGCCCTCTCTACATCCGGCACAGCAACGGATCATCGACGAAGCGCGACGGTTCAACGTGCTCGCTTGTGGTAGACGCTTCGGTAAGACGACGCTCGGCATTGATCTGATCATCGACAAGGCGTTGGACGGCTACCCAGTCGGCTGGTTCTCGCCGACGTACAAAATGCTTGGCGAGGTCTGGAAAGAAATCGTCGAGACAACGAAACAGCTGCAGACGCGCGTAGCCAAGCAGGAGCATCGCATCGAGCTGATCACCGGCGGTGTAATCGATTGCTGGTCTCTCGATGCAGCTGATAGTGTGCGTGGCCGCAAATTCGCGCGCGTGATTGTGGACGAGGCGGCAATGGTGCCGAACCTCGGCGATGCGTGGCAGGCCGCGATCCGGCCGACTCTGACCGACTTCGAGGGCGACGCCTTTTTCTTGTCGACTCCGAAGGGGATCAACTTCTTCCATGAATGCTATTCTCGAGGCGTGGACGACACGCAGTCAGATTGGGCAGCGTGGCATAGCCCGACGTTGAATAACCCACACATCAAACCGTCTGAGATCGAAGCGGCACGGCAGGAACTACCAGAACAGGTATTCCGGCAAGAGTACCTGGCTGAGTTTCTGCAGAACTCTGGAGCGGTGTTTCGTAACATCGATGCTTGTCTTCGCGCTGACACTGGCGATCATACAGGCCATCAGTTAGTCGCAGGCGTGGACTGGGGGCAAAAGAACGACTTCACCGTGATCAGTGTGATCTGTTGCAACTGCCGACAGGAAGTCCAGCTCGAGCGATACAATAAAATTGAGTGGTCATTTATACGGGCACGAGTTCGAGCAATTGCCGATTGGTGGACTGTAGCGTCAACGATCGTTGAAACCAACAGCATCGGATCGCCGAATCTCGAGGCCTTGCAGCAGGAAGGGATGGCCGTTCGTGGCTTCGAGACGACCTCACAGAGCAAGCCACCGCTTATCCAATCACTGGCCTTGTGCCTTGAGCGGGAAGAGTG